ACGCTGATCGCCGTGGGCGCGAGCTTGCTCGGCGGCTGCGCCACCCCCCAGCCTGTCCCGTGCCCGGCCCAAGTGTTGCCCCCGTCCCGGCTGATGGTGCCGCCGGAGAGCCCGGCGACGAGGGAGCGGCTCTTGCGGACCATCTCTCCGCCTGCGAGCGAGACTCCGAACGACTCGGGGAGCTCCAGCGGTGGCTAGAGTAGACCGCCACAAGCGGCTTGCCATACCTCGCCAGTTCCACCTGCATGGCCACAGAATCACGGTTCGCATCGTCCCGCTCTCCAAGTGGCGGCACTCGAAAGTGGCGGTCGGTATGTGGGACCCCGGGACGCACCGCATCGATTTGCGCAATGACCTCGGCGATACCGAGCTCCAGCAGGTGTTTTGTCACGAGCTCGTCCATGCCGTGCTCGATGAGATGAAGCACAAGATTTCGTATGACGAAAAGTTCGTGGACAATTTCGGGTCGCTCTTGCAGCAGGCTCTGACCAGTTTCGATAGCAACCCAGGGTGACCCGTGCCGAAGTATGTCAGTGACGAGCAGATCATCGAGGCTTGGAAGCGCTTTGGAAGTGCGCGTAAGGTTGCCGACGCGCTAAAGATAGACATCCGGCAGATCTACTTCCGCCGCCGTTCCATCGAGAAGAAGCACGGCATCGCCATGCCAACAACCGCCGTTACCCGCAAGACCTCGGGGCCAACCATCGACAGAGCGAAGGCGCTTGATGCGGCGGCGGCTGCTCGAGCCGAGCAGTACGAGCGCGACATGAGCGAGACGGTGCGCAACGGTACCGTCATCGTCGCGAGCGATTGCCACTACTGGCCCGGCATGGTTTCACCCGCCCACGAGGCCATGTTGCGGCTGATTGGGTCGCTGAAGCCGGACATCGTGTGCTTGAACGGCGACATCTTGGACGGCGCTCGCATCTCGCGCCACGCGCGGATCATGTGGGAGAAGCAGCCCACCTTGAAGGACGAGCTCCACGCAGTCCAAGACCGATGCGCCGAGATCGAGCGGGCGGCGGGCAAGGCGCGGCTCGTGCGCACGATTGGCAACCATGACGCGCGATTTGAGAATTACTGGAGCGCGAACACGCCAGAGGCGGAGGGGCTACCAGGGAGCACCCTGCTCGACTACCTCCCCCGATGGCGAGCGGGGTGGGCGCTGCACATCAACGCCGAGACGGACGGCTGGACCGTCGTGCGGCACCGACCGCTCAACGGTGGCATCCATTCGGCCTATAACTCGGTGCTGAAGAGCGGCACCCACTATGTCCACGGCCACCTGCACAAGCTCGGCTGCACCGCATGGGCCGACTACCGCGGGCGGCGCTACGGGGTGGACACCGGCACCTTGGCCGAGATCAACGGCCCGCAGTTTAACTACACCGAGGCCGCGCCGCACAACTGGGCGAGCGGGTTCGCCGTGCTGACCTTCCGAGACGGGCGGCTCTTGCAGCCCGAGCTCGCCGTGTTCGAGCACGGCGCGGTCTGGTTCCGTGGGGAGAAAGTGTAGCCGGCTGCGGAGATGGGGCCGGCGCTCCAGAGGGGCGCTCCGCTCGCGGGTGGTCAGTCGTCCGGCGATAACCCTGTCAAAATATCTGCAGCATAATCACAATACCAAGCGGCCTTGCGCAAATCCTGCGCGTAAGCACCTTTCTTTTCTGCTCTCAGCAAATACTTGATAGCCGCGCCTCTGCAGTAACCAACCGTCTGTAAGTCCCCTAGCGCGGCGTAAATCACATCAATCGCTTCAATTTCCTCGCCCCCAGGCAACACCAATTTGTAATGCGCTGGGCTGTTGACCATATCATCTGTCATCACGCGGCCCTCTTCTTGAGCTTCTCGTGCAGATCGTACAAGGCACGCAGGTGCAGGAACGCCGGCCAAGCATCATCGTCGAGCGACGGGTAAAAGTGATGCCCGAAGTCGCCGTTTTCCTTGCTGAATCTCAACAAGTGATATCCGCCGTCGATTTTATTGTTGGTCGTCTCTTCATATGCTTTCGCATACGCGACCAATTGGCAAAGCATCTCTGGATACACAGAATTGCTGGTTTTAAAGTCACCCAGCACTAATTTGTCATTCAGACGCCCAATAAAATCCAATGTCCCGCCATATCTATGCGCCTCGCTGACTACGGCTACCTCGCAGTCGATGATTTGCAGCTGAGTACCTTTGCACCAAAACTCGAAGGCACTGTAGGCCGAGCTTGCCTGTTGCTTGAATGCATCGCGGTCGACGACCATTTTTGATTCAAGCGCTTCGGCGAGCACTGTCTGCGGATTGCCGCCCTTCACCCATGCCTCACACATACTATGCACGCAGGTGCCGATTGCAAGCACATCGCTGCCTTCGTACAGACTAGGCGGCGCAAACTCACCTCGCCCCTCCAAGTTCCCGTGATCTCGGCCGGTCTTGTACGCCCACTGTATAAGACCGCCGGGGTCTTTATGCTTATTGATGATGGTTGTGACCGATGGAATGCGCTTTCCGTCGGATGTTTTATAACCAAGTTTCGGCGTAGGCACGGTCAGAAGCTCAGGTCATCATCAATGAACGCTTCGCTAACCGCAGGGGCTGGCGTTGCGGGCTTTGCCGACGCTTTGGGCGCATCCACAATGCGCGTGTGGATTTTTTCCTGCATCCAAGTCGGCAATTTAGCAAACATCAATACATCAGGCGAATCAGTCGAGTAGACCAGCGCCTCGCCTTCGAGCTGCGGAGCCGTCATCCCTTTTGGAATCGGCATGATGCTGGTCAGGTTCGCGTAGGTGCGGTCGCCCTTCGTGGCGTGCGTGACGTTGATGAAGGCGGGCTTCCCGGCGACCTTCGACAGGTCAAAGGCCTTGAGTTCCTCGGCCGTGAACGACCGTCCTCTCCACGCAGTCAACAGCGCGTAGAGCGTGCTCTTCTCGTTCAACGACAGGCCCACGGTGCGGCTGATGACCGCCGGCAAATCCTTCGTCTCGCCGTTCTGCGTGATTTCGACCCTAATGCTAGGGATCTGGAACCGCAGCACGACGGTGCGCTTCGGCGCAAACTGGCCGTTTGGGCTCGGCTGCACGCCAAGGTCCACCACCATATCGCACACGGCCGCGTGAGCGCCGGCCTCGAGGGGCTTGCGGGGCTCAAAGCTGCCGCCGCCCGAATTACTAATAATCAAACTCATAACACTTCTCCTCGGCTCGCCATGATTCTGGGTGGCTTATGCTTTCCCAGTTTGGAGGGGGAGCCCGCCTCCGAAATCTAGTTCTGGCCTACTGCATCACCTCGACCAAGGCCCAGCAGAAGGCCAGGATCAACAGGCAACCGATCAGCGCGAGGCCGAGCAGCTCAAAAAGTTCGTCCCAGTCGGGTTTCATTTTGGCACCTCCTTCCGCGCGGTGGCGGCTTGAATCCTCTCCCCAATCCACTTCATGCACGGCACCGCCATGCTGTTGCCCAATGCCTTGTAGCGGGGGCCGTCCGGTGCCTCGTCCTTCTTGCGCCACGGGATGTTGGTGTAGTTGTCAGGGAAACCTTGCAGTCTCTCGCACTCAACGGGCGTGAGGCGGCGCACTTGCATGGCGACACGCGCAAACTGGTAGTTGTACTCCGCGCCGGCTCGAAGGGCTTGTGCGGTGTCGTTCTCAACCTGACCTCCACCGCTGGCCCATTGCACCTGCTTCACATCTACCGGCTGCATCACCGTCGGCCCGCTCGCGTTCACGCTGCTACCGGGTGTGCCAATGGTCGCCGCCACCTCGCCCGTGATGGCGCCGTTGTAGCAGTCGGTGCCGACGGGCTGACCAATCCATTGATCCTGCGTTGCCGCTAGCGTAAAGGCCGTCTCCTCGCTGCCGAGGTAGCCCTTGCCCGCAGCCTTGCCCGCAGAGTCCACCTCGACGCCACCGCGGACTTTGAACGCCACCGGCTGGGCGACGGCCAGATGCGCGGAATAGTTCGACCCGCACCGCATCGTCGGCGTGACATCAACAGCAGCGTCCTGCCCGTTGTCGCATCGCGTGAAGGCCACCGGCTGCGTTACCACAACTGGCCCTCCGCGACCAGCGCCGGGGTCTGGGGAGGATTTGCTATACATCCGCGCGGTCAAAGCGTGCGCCACCGCCATCGGGTTCTTGGCTTGCGGCGTCTGCACCATATCAACGTCGGTCTGCGGCACGGACATCTGTGCGCCGAAGGTAATTGGTTGCGCCACCGGCTGGGCGACCATGTTGTAGCACTCGTCACCGGCAGGGCCACCGCTGCCCTTCGCCCACTTGCGAGTCACGGCTCCCGAGATGCTGCCGTCCGCAGGGACACCGCCAGCGCCTCGGGCAGCGCCTTTCCGCGCTTCTCCGCGCGACGGAGGATTCCGAGGCAGGCCTTTTTCGAGAGGAAAAAACGACTCGGCAATGGCCCACGCTCTAGGATGTCGGAGAGAGACACTAAGCAGAAAAATTCGTCTCCGACGTTGAGCCACTCCGAAGAACTGGGCGTCAAGCACTCGCCAGACGACAAGTCTTTCGGGGCCCACGACCACGCCTGCGTTCTTCCACTTTCCGCGTGGAGCTTGGAGTGCTTCTGACTCTCCAACCAGTCCCGCAAGGAAGTGACCGAGGGCGTTGTCTTTGGATGAGAGGACGCCTGGGACGTTCTCCCAGACGATGATGGCAGGCTCTCGCCCGTCGGCGAGTCGAACATGGTCAATTGCATTGGCGATCTCGCAATAGGTAAGTGAAAGATTCCCGCGCGCGTCGGCCAAGCCGCGGCGCAAACCCGCCACCGAAAATGCCTGGCATGGCGTCCCGCCTACGAGCAAATCCGGTGCCTCTAGCTCGCGCGACAGGATGCGCTCGGGCAGCGTGGTCATGTCGCCGACATTCGGGACATGGGGGTAGTGATGCGCGAGCACCGCGCTCGGGAACGGCTCGATCTCGCTAAACGCAACGGGCTGCCATCCCATGTGGTGCCACGCAACGGTCGCGGCTTCGATGCCGCTGCAGACGGAGAGGTACCTCACAGGTCGCCCTCCAGCAGATCCTCGAGCGTGCCGAGCACGTCGTCAAATTCCTCGT